ACAGATGGTAAGTCTATACTCTGGTCACCCGATTTTATAGATAGTTGCTCTGAAGAAGAGACAGTAGGCCTCGTATGCCATGAGATATTACATGTATTGTTTATGCATTGTACACCTCTAGGTGATAAAAACAGAACCTTAGCTAATATTGCTATGGACTTTGTTATTAACGAGGTTGTACAGAATGAGTGCAAATACCAACTACCTAAGGAAGGAATAGTACCAGAGAAACGGTTCAGAAATATGACTTGGCAACAGGTCTATGCTATCATTGAACAGGAGGAGAAGTACCAACAAATGGCTGCTGACCCTACCATTGGTGATCTCTTTGATCATATAGATGAGAACGGTGATCTATCGGATGCTGAGAAGGCAGACTTAAAGGCAGACATTGAACAAATGGCTACCCAAGCTGCTGAAGAAGCTACTAAGAAGCAAGGTAATGTCCCCGGTCAACTACAGGAGCTAGTAGATAAGATACGAGCGCCCAAGGTAGATTGGAAGGAGGTCTTGGAAAACACCTTGCGCGGTAATAATCCTGATGATCAGACATGGGCTAGGCCTAATCGTAAGATGCTTAGTGCTTACGATCTATATATGCCATCACCACAGTATCATGGTATAGGTAATATAGTAGTAGGTCTTGACACATCTGGTTCAGTATCAAGTAGAGAGTTGGAGGCCTTCTTATCTGAACTAAATAGTATTAGTGAATCCACTGCCTTTGAAACTATTACCATCCTGTATAATGACTCAGGTGTTAGTAGTGCTAAGACATTTATGCCCGGTGACAACATCACTGAGCTACATGTTACTGGCAGGGGTGGCACTTGCTTCAAACCTGTATTCGAGTATGTGGAGCAGCAAGATCTAGAGATAGATCAGATGATTTACTTCTCGGATATGGAGGTAGGTTCTTACAACTTCCCAGATCAAGCACCGTATTACCCAGTGCTATGGTGTTCAACAGGTGCTCAGGATGCACCCTTCGGTAAAGTACTTGACTTAAGAGGAATTTAATATGAAAAGCCAGAAAAGTATAGATGACAAGAAAGAGATAGATAACGCTCATGTCAGGATGGTTAGTTATCGTAAAGATATTGATGCCCTGCTACGAATTTGGCAGATTAGACCACTCAATATCGCTAAGGCAGATCCAGATGATTATCGTTGGTCTACCTATAATGGGCCTATCCACTCGGATGACCCCATACCTGTACCTGATTCTCTATTAAGGAATGCCTATGGTGTGATACTATCGAGAATAAGTGATCTAAAGTCAGCTAGGAACACCATAAGTAGAAGGCCCGATGGTACTGAGAAATCAGGGGGTCTAACTAAATTGAAAGAGCTAGCTACTAAGGCTGCGAGTGTACTAACAATGCACGACAATCCTGTTGTGCATCTTAAGGGTAATCTATATGACCTAGAGTTTAGGAACACTGGTAATATAGTCTCTTACCGCCACTATAGTATCAAGATATCACCATCATGGCTACGTAAAGTTGCTAGAAAGAACCTTACTATTCAGGATATAGCTGGAAGGGAAGCCATGGTACTTGATGCAGAGCAACTACCTAACACACCAGAGGATTATGAGGCCTACGCGACCAAGGTAGTAACCATACGGAGACCCATTGCTAGAGCACAGCAAGTGGAGATGGCTAAGAAGTGGGAGTTGGAGAATATACCGGGGCAAGGTACTATGGTTCAATACCATGACTTCAAGCATCCGTCATTCCTAAGGTATGAGAACAGATACGTTGTCCGTACTATGACCACTGATGGATGGAAGTCATGTACAGGTACGACCGTTAACTGGGCTGCTTCGACCTTGAAACGTCGGATGAAAGCTATCATGTTACATAAACTAAGTGTATAGCCCCCTTAAAGAGAAGGGATCAACTGGAGTAATTTATGAGTAAAGATTCATATAAAGACAAGTATGATATTAGCGAGTCTAGCATTGGCCCTACTTTGGCTGAGATAGGTGACCTATTTCCTTCAGATCATGCTGAAAGTCTCAGAGAAGCAGCTATAAACCCCGGTCATTATAAAGACATTGTACCCGGTTTAGAGTACTTTGATATAATGGACTACTTATTAGTCGGTTGGAATGGCTCACAAGCAGCTGCCCTAGCTAATGCCTATAAGTATCTATTTAGGCTGGGTAAGAAGGATGAGATACTACAGGACTTAGGTAAGTCATTGTGGTACCTAGAACGCCTCAAGGAAGACCTTGAAAGCGGTGGTAAAAGGTGATTCTACCTAGAGAATTCTCTCTAAAAGAATAAATCGTAGTAAAATTAATCAATAAGGAATATCATTATGAACGCAAAGAAAGCATCAAAAGGCAGCACTCAAGTAGCAGTAGTACGTGATGTAGAGTTTCACTATCCACATCTAGCAACTGCACATGCCCCATTCGGGACTGATATTTGGGATGTTCAGCTACGTACTGGTGATCAAGACACTGCAAAACGGTTGACTGATCTAGGTGTAGGCATCAAGAAACATGATGAAGGTTACTTCTATGGTAATGTTAAACGTCCAACATCTAACAAAGCTGGTGATGTTAACGAGGCTCCAGAAGTATTGGATGCAGCTAAGTCTAAGACGGCTATCGATCCTCGTACTATTGGTCATGGTTCTAAAGGCCATGTTAAAGTGTTCTCTTACGACTATGACTTTAATGGTAAGAAGGGAACTGGTGTACAGCTATTGGCTATTCAAATCACTGATCTAGTGAAGTATGAGCCAAAGTCTGGTAGTGACGACTTCGGTGTTGAAGGTGATGCAGTAGAAGCTGAAGAGTTTTAATTTAACGGGGTCAGAGATGGCCCCTAATTTAATGAGAGGAATTAATTATGACAAGTAAAACTAAAGGAACACAACAACCTTGGGAATGTGAGCATTGCGGTAAAGAAGGCAAGAACCGTGCTAACTATCGTCGAGATCATGGTAAGCGATGCCCTACTTATCTTAAGAAAAGAACTAGGGTTGACCGTATCGCTGGACTTGCAGCAGGTGTAATAGCTGTTGTTGTCTTGGAGGAGTTATCTAAATGGGTGATGTAGAGCTACTATCTACTAAAGTAATTGACCTAGTAAAACTATACACCCGAGGGCATTATGTTGCTAAGGATGTCGTAGATATGCTAGAACAAGTACTGATTGAGGATGGTTATATCACAGCAGAGGAGCTTAGTATAACTGGTTCTGTAGAAGGTCAAGATATAGGAGGATAGGATGAAGAATATAATTGTGGACATTGAAACCGATGGGTTATTAACGGAGTTAACCTCGATTTGGTGTATAGCAATCAAAGAAGTAGGTGGTGAGACATTATCATTCTCGGATTATGATGACTCATTACCTAACAACTCTGAAGCAATACCCTACATGGAGGCTGCTGATCGTATTATAGGTCATAACTTCATAAGGTTTGATGGGCCTGCTATCGCTATGGTTATGGGGTACACTGTACCTCATGAGAAGGTCTATGACACATTGATTATGTCTAGATTGAATCAGTTTAACCGTATAGGTAAGCATAGTATGAAGGCTTGGGGTGAGAATCTTAGTTTCCCTAAAGGAGCATACGAGGACTGGTCTAAGTATACACCTGAGATGATGGCATACTGTATTCAGGATGTCACGGTTAACGAAGCTATCTATGAAAGGATAGTTAGAGAAGCTAATCTCATTTTACAACGAACTGGTGGTAAGTATCAACAGGCTATTGACATTGAACATAGGATGTCACATTACACATCCATGCAATGTACTAATGGCTGGAAGTTCGATCAAGAAGGTAAGCTAGCTCTAATGGATTTAATCCAGGAGGAGTTAACCACTATTGAGAAAACTGTAGAACCCCTACTTGGTTCAATCACAATAATGATTGATAAAGAACCCAAGACACCTAAATATAAGAAGAACGGGGAATATACTTCAGTCTCAGCTAGAGTTGTAGGGGAGTACCTAGGAGAGTACGTAGACCCCTCGGACGCTCTGAGGATCCCACCACCCATTGAGGCTGGTACTGAGTTTCAACGTAGTGTATTAACACCTGCACGTATAGGCAATCAAGATCACTTGAAAGATTACCTAGAGCGTAATGGTGTTGTATGGGATGACTGGAACTTTAAGAGGGTTGATGGTTCATTTGTAAAGACCTCACCTAAACTAACATCCACTGCTCTAGCTCGAATAGGGCCGACTGGTGTTATGATAGATAGATTCTTTACACTTAGAGCAAGGCAATCTGTTCTTAAAGGTTGGGAGAAGATGTACTGGGATGGACGACTGCATGGTGATGTAATTGATATAGGTGCTGCCACAGGTAGACAGACCCATATCGGTATAGCTAATATACCTTCACCTAAAGCCGCTTATGGTTCACAGATCCGTAAGCTATTCCAAGTACCCGAGGGTAAGACTATCATATCAGCAGACGGTGCAGCTTATCAAGCTCGTATCATGGCTCATTTCTCTAAAGATAAAGAGTTTATCAATGAAATAATGAGTGGTGATATACATCAAAAGAATGCTGATGCTATAGGTTGTACTCGTAACCAAGCTAAACCTTTCTTCTTTGCATGGGCCTTTGGTGCTGGTGGACGTAAGTTAGCCAGAATACTAGAGATACCAGAAGATGCGGGTAACAAAGCTAAGAATAAGTTTCTTAACCGTTGGCCTGCCCTCCGTGAGTTAACTAAGAAGTCACAAGTGGCTGCTCAGAGAGGATATTTAATGGGTGTTGATGGTCGAAAGATCGTAGTGGAAGAGAGTTACAAGGCCTTCTGTTATCTTATTCAGGGTACAGAGGCTATTATCTTTAAACATACCATCGTAGACATCAATGAGTCGTTTGAAGCTGCTAATATAGAGTTCTTACAGCTACTTGCATATCATGATGAGTGTAGTTGGGAAATAAATCCTAAAGATAAAGAGGCGGCTGAAGTTATTATCCGTCATTGCTTCTCAGAAACACCTAAGAAGTTCGGTATTACCCTCATGTGTGCGGGTGATGTTAAGTGTGGTAATGACTACTTGGAGGTTCACTGATGATAATAATAGTGGTAACAGTATGGATAGTTATAGTGTATATAGCTGTTATTAACAGTACTTGGGGTAAGAAATAATGAAATATTACTATGATGCAGATTCACTAGTATACGTAGCTTCTTGGGGTGATAAAACACTTGAAGAGGCATTAGAAAAGTTAGATCATTCTATAGAAGCAGTCCTAGCAAGCCTATGGGCACATATAGATGACGTTACCTTTGTAGTTAAGGGTACAGGTAACTTTAGACATGATATCTATGATGGGTATAAATCCCACCGTAAGTCTGAAGAAGACCCTGAGAAGAAGGCTATCATGGTCGCTGTATATGATCGTTTAGTCAGTCATTATAAAGCTATTCAATCTGATGGTGAAGAAGCCGATGATGTGGTAGCTTACCTAGCACTAGAGAACGGAGGTACAATCATTAGTCCTGATAAAGACCTACGTACTGTAGCAGTCCCTATCTACAACCCTCAGAAGGATGAACACTACCCTGCTGATGCTGATGCGGCTGATATGATGCTGCATGTGCAAATGATCATGGGTGATAGTACGGATGGTATCCCCGGTATCAAGGGTATTGGTATCAAGGGTGCTGAGAAACTACTGTTGTTATGCCCTATGGGTAAGCGTTTGGATGTAGTTAAGCAAGCCTACCGTGACCTATATAAGGGCCTAGATTACATGAGTTATTGTCAGCTTATGACTGACCTTATCTACATTCGTCAACGACCTAATGAACGTTACAACATCCGTACGGGTGAGAAGGAGATTCTAAATGCCTAATTACAGTAGGGAATTATGGGAATTGCATATGGATTGCTCCGTAAAACCTCTGTCAATCAATGCTGCCTATACTTTAAAGCGCAAGAAAAGTGCTAAGTATAGAAAGTTTGAAGAACTGATGGCATTGGAGTTATTCGGGTATGAAATACCTAGTAGGAAGGATGTTAAAGCTATGAGGTTCAAGCTTGATATCCATTGGGGTTTTGCTACAGCATTGAGTGATGTGGATAACCCTATTAAAACACTGTTAGATGTCTTACAGAGATGGTTTAAGTTTGATGATAAGCAGATTATGCATATCGCAGCTACTAAGACTGTAGTAGGGAAGGGGCAAGAGTTCATTAGCTTTACACTAACAGAAATTCAATTCACAGAAGATAAGGGAGTACGTCATGGGAAGCGGTCAATTTCAAAAGCATAGCGGTTGTGCAAAATGTGACAGTTCAGACGCAGTAGCAGTATATCTAGAAGATGATGGTAGGTTATCTGGATACTGCTTTAGCTGCTCCACTAACTATTATACTTACGAGGAAGGTGAGAAGCCTAAGGAGTCTTATGTGCAAGTAGAACCAGAAGCAGTCATACCTGTCAGTGGGTTACCCTACGGTACAGCTGCTAAACGAAAGATAAGTAAGAAGGTAGCCGAGATGTTTGGGGTCAGAAGTTCCTATGATTCCAATGGTCAGGTAGATATAGTCTACTACCCCTACCATAAGGATAGAGAGGAATTAGGTTCCAAAGTGAGGAACATGCCTAAGACCTTCAGGTTCCAAGGTGACATGGGTGATCAACTCTTTGGTCAACAAAACTTCTCTGCTGGTGGTAAACGTTTAGTTATCACTGAAGGTGAAGAGGACACTCTAGCCATAGCTGAGTCCTATGAACAGAAGGGTGTTATCTACCCCGTAGTATCACTGGCCTCTGCTAGTAATATGAAGGCACCCCTAGCTCAACGAGAGTGGCTAAGGTCATTTGATGAGATATGTCTATGGATGGATGCTGATAAGGCAGGCGAAGAGGCTATATTGAAGTTGGCTAAGATATGCGGCTATGATAAGGTTAAGATTGTCAAGGGTAAGGAGAAGGACGCGTCTGACGAGTATACTAAGCATGGGTATATGGAAGTCAATAGAGCTATATGGAATGCTCAACCCTACAACCCTGCTGGAATAATGTCAGGTGAATCTATATGGGAAGCCTATCGTGATAAGAAGGAAATCCCCACTATACCCTATCCACCCTGTTTAGCTGTTGTACAAGACAAGCTGAAAGGAATTAGGCAAGGTGAGATAACCCTGTTTACTTCAGGTACTTCTATTGGTAAGAGTAGTATCATCAAGGAGACTGTTCTACACATCCTAGACACTACTGAAGAGAAGGTAGGTATGATATCACTGGAAGAATCGGTAGGTTATACTGCTGGTAAGTTCATTGGTATGCATCTGAGAAAGGATATGTCTGCTGGTACTACAACAGAAGAGGAGGAAAGGAAGGCTTTCGATGAGGTGTTTGGGGACGGTAGATTGATACTACTGGATCACCAAGGCGCTGTATCTGATGGTAGTCTAGTAGATAAGATAGAGTACCTAGCCCTAATGGGGTGTAAGTATCTTATCCTTGACCACTTAACTATCGCAGTAAGTGAGGGTGTAGAGAAACTGACAGGTAATGAGGCCACTGACAAGATGATGAATGAACTGTTACGAATATGTAACAAGCATCATGTATGGATAGGTCTGATTAGCCACCTACGTAAGACAGGTTTACAAGGGAAGTCATTCGAAGAAGGGAAGATGCCTTCACTAGATGATATCAAAGGATCGGGTAGTGTTAAACAAGTATCCTTCGATATCATTGGATTCTCTAGGGACTTAACCTCTGATGATCCGATCAAGCGTAGTACAGTAAACTTCTCTGTACTTAAGAACCGCTTCTCAGGTGTAACAGGTAGTGCGGGGTCTGCATCATATGATATAGATACAGGCCGTTTAACTAGTGTCGATGTAATAAAGGAGGATTTCTAATGATGGACTATAATGGAGAACCATTACGTTATGAGAGTGACGTAGTGGAGGACGCAGGATTACTGCTATCACCTTTAGATAATCTACTATACGAGATGAGCCATAAACTGACTACGTTTAATAGGCATGATGAGGCTGATATGATGTCAGATTCTGATATAGTAGTTCTCATAAAAGAGAGTAAAATCCCCAAAGAGGACGTATTAAATGCTATAATAGGCAAGCCTAATCTGAAGGCATTGTATGGAGAGAACACCGACGTGTTCAAACATCTAAAATCATTCTGACGGAGCAGCATAGCGATGAATTTAATCGAACAAATAGCTGAGTATCTGATTGAACGTATAGAAAAGGCTAATATCAATAGCCCTAGAGGTAACACTGGTTGTATAGTGTTAGCCTTCTACCCCGAGTACAAGCTTAAACTACCTACTATGGTATACCTAGCATCTGAGAAGATACAGTTAAAATTCTCTCGTGATGCCAACGGTGACATAGCTGGTATGGCTAAGTTAACATCTGTATCTGTAGCAATAGGCGAATCCCTGAGTGCTTACATGGGTGGTGAACCACTACCTAAGGATAAGGCCATCCGGTTAGGTGACCTGTTCCTTGAGGCATTTAAAGCTAAGGATTGTATAACTACATTCCGTGAAGAAGGATTCTCTGATAGAGCGATCACAGCACCCTATGTGGTCACTCCAGGCCCTCTCTGGGGCTTTATCAGTGATGTACCCATAGCTATAGTTGGAGCATTGTTACCCAACACTGTTCTACATAAGCCAGAGAGCATAACTGAGCTGAACACCCTAGGATACCCAGCGATTAAACGTTGGGGTATGCAGGATGAACGGGAATTCCCTCAGTATATTGATGCACCTTGGCTTAGGTCACTCAATTCTCTTAACAAGATGAAATGGGCTATCAATGAGAGCGTCTATGAGGCTATGATAGCTAATACTGATTACTTCTTACATGAGGAAACAGCTTTACCCGAGGCTGGTTCTATGTTGGCTGTACGTAAGGCTTACAATAACTTGAAGAAGAACGAAACTCTAGAGACTAAGGAAGTCTATGCTGTAGAGGTAGATCTTTGGAACAAGAAGAAGAAAGTATTAAAGGCTCGTAGTAAGAACTATGAGTTCCAAATCATTAAAGAGAAGGCTAGCACCCTTAAAGGATATGGTAAACCTTTCTTTCAGTTAGTGGATACTGACTATAGAGGGAGATACTATATCCGTGAGCAGTTCCTTAATTATCAAGGAGGTGATCTAGCTAGAGGCCTGCTACAATTTGGAGAAGGAAAGCCCCTGACCCCTAAGGGAGTTACATGGTTAGCCATACACACGGCTAATAGCTTCAACGAATCGTATGCAGTAGAATCTATCCCTTCTTGGTGTGAGTATAACTACAAAGCACTGTTAGAATCGGAAGGGTTAGAATCTATCTCTGTAGATAAGATGAACCTTAATGATAGAGTTAGGTGGTTAGAGAACAATTATGATATGGTTCTTGAGACTGCTCTTAACGGTAAATTCATTAATTGTGAGAAGCCTATAGTCTTTTATGCATGTGCCTGCGAGTGGTTGGCATGGAACTCATGTGAAGAAGGTGAAGAAGTTATCTCATATCTACCCATACCTATTGATGGTATGTGTAATGGTATCCAACATAGTGCTGCTATGAGTAAGGATGCTATCACTGGTGCTATGGTAGGTCTTACTAAGACAGATGTACCATGTGAC